TTTATGTTTAACTAGTAAAATTTTAACAGATATAATTTAAAAACTCAAGATATATTTTTAATTGATTTCCGATCTTTCCGATTGCTGAATCAATTGAATATCTTAATGAATAAATTAAATCATTTAAAATAGAATGTCAAACTCAAAGTTAAGAATGAGTAAATCATTTGTTTAACTTGTTAGATATCATTATTTCATGGATCAAAGACCCAATCAAAAAAAAGATTATCAATGATATCAGTGACTTACGGCTAAACTACTGATATCATTAAAGAAAAAACTTTTAATTGGATAAAACAGAAAAGAAAAAAAACAGATATATTATAAATGAATAAAGAATATCTTATGTCTTATACAAGACTTAACTTGATGTGTCTTATATAAGACATAGGATTAAGCAGCGTATCCACCCCCTACCATTTGTAAACTTTTAGTTTACAGGCTAGGCCGGTCATGGGGTAACCTTTGGTTGTAGTCATCGCTATAGGTCTAACATTTTTTTACCAAATATTGGTCCAAGTATTACTATGAGTCTTAAATCGTTCTTTTCCTATAACATAATTTGCCATATGGTCTAACTCTTTAAACAAAAGTTCATCCTTACGTTCTACTATCTTCTTATCTACATCTACTGCCATTTGATCTGTCCAGTATTGTACTGCCATAGACAAAGCATCTAGTCTATCATCATGAGCTAACGCACCTCTGTCTTTGGTAAGACGAGACATCTGATAGAATAACATATACCTTGTACCTTTATCTACAGGATACTTTTGTATTGACTTATAGTCAGTAGATATGATACTCTTGTTTACTATAAGTCTATGTTGGTTCATTACAGGTTCTAAGGAACTAACCATTCTTAGTTCTTTCTGAGTATTAGATCTTTCTTCTTCTATAGTAACAGGATATATTTTAGTAAGGTATGGTTTAAATAGTTCACTAAACATACCATCACCAAAGTTACTTTCTACTTTGATAAGGTTTACTTTGTGTTTCTTAGCGAGTACTGCAAGTGACATGAGTACGTTTTTATCATATCCTCCTTGGAGTCCACCACAGTCTAAGACATAAAGATTACCATTAAGCATCTTAACTATAGCAAAGGCAGTCTCATCTTGTCCTCTACCAGCAGGATCTATTGTCATAACACTACCAGTGTAGTTTATCCAATCACCTACAACTTCTAGTGGTTCATGAAAGTGATCTCCTGGTAGACCAACATTAGGTAGATCTGTAATTCGTTTCTCTGTACTCTTGGTCCATATAGGTTTCTCTGGAGCTTTGTCTGTGTCCAGGTCCATTATAATTAAATCGGAAAGTTTAAGCGGATATCTGTCTGCATCACTCAAGGATGTGTCTAGCATGAACTGTAGGCTAAATCCTGATCTTCCGTATGACAGTTCTCTTTCTGTCAAATCATCTTCATTGAATCGTTTTGGGTCCGTAGGTTCATTGACACAAGAGGGATTACGATCAAGAGTATCCGCTATAGTTGGGGCAAGACGATTGAAATACTTCTCTCGTTGCTTTTCGGTAGGATAACGTGAAGGCCATATACGAACTTGGTATCCTCTTTCGGGTAAGACCTCGTATAGACTCATTTCAGTTTGAGGTGTACCTAAGTACAATATCCGTCCCTCTGGTTTTAGTATAGCATCAAATTCCTTTACTGCTTCAGAGATCTTGTCTCTCATAGTTTGAGTAGCAGAGTTGTTAGGAATCTCTATATCGTCTGCTACAATAAGATCTGCTCGACTACCAGCCAACTGACCTGTGATACCTACAGACTTTACAGAGGGACTATGAGATGCTTTAGCTGGACCCACATCAAAAGAAATCTTTGACATACGTTGACCCTCCCGTGGACGGAGATGGGCAAGAAGGGGCATCTCGTTTATCAACCGTTGCGTGAATGTGGAGAAATCATCAGCACGGATCTTACTGGCACTGACCACCAGTATCTTCTTCTGTGGGTCCAACAACAGTGTGTGGCAACAATAAGCACTTGTAATATAACTTTTGCCAACACCACGAAATGCTTCGATTACACTACGTTTAGTATCTGACTGTAGGTATTCGGCTATATCATATTGTATTGGAGTAGGCTCTGGAAGGTTTAAATGCCGCCATACGACAAAAAGAAAGTTACGGAAGTCTGATAACTCAGGTACATTCATAATATTGTCTCTCCGTCCGTTGTATGAATAACTATATATTTATTCTTGACCTGGGCATTAACCCTAGTTCATGAACACATACATCAGCTAACCTACTATATTCATCTTGCATAGGTTTACCTGACTTCTTTACTATATCTTTGTAAGTATATAGTTCTCTAGTTTTATCTAATATACAATCACACACCATACCATTGACTTCCTGGGTTTGTGGACTTTTCATGTTGGCCCCTTGAAAACATCCCATCCAGAGCAGTCTAATCTGCTGTGTAGTGAAAGAACCCTTTGTTTTAATACCCAACGTAGTAGAGGGTAAGAACAGGGCTATGATGAGGGCTGTATGAATTATTATATGTTTTATCATTCTTTTGACTTTATTCCCAACCCATGTCGTACAGGTTTACGTTTAGTATGCTTACTCATAATACGTTGCACTTTTTTAAGATCAATACTAGAATCTTTAGGTTTTAATACAGTCAACACACGATTCTGTAGTGCTTTACCTGTAACTTTAGGTTGTACTTGTTTTAACTTTTTAATATCATCAGGAGTAAGATCTACTTCTTTAATAAGTTTACTTAACCAAGATTTCATATACTTTCCTTACCATACTTAGAATCAACGTCACGTACAAAACTTCTCATGTAACCTAGAAGTTCATCTGCGTCTTTTTCATCTAAGTATAAGTTATACATTAGTGCTTCTTTGTCAACTAAGTAATCCTTAACCTGACCGTACTTCATTTCATGTTGATTTAATAAACCAGTATGACACATGAAGATTTGATCTTCCTTTTTGTCACTTTTAGTACTAGACCAGTATGTGTAAAATTGACTATGAATCCAACGTGAGTAACTCATTTAACACTTACAGTTCCACTTGCGTAATGCTTTGTTAATTCTTGAATCTGGATCTCTTGCAGTTTTAGCAGAGGTCAACCTACGTTTCATACCGCACATACGACTACAGAAAGACTTCCTACGTGCTTTACGCTTGCCCTTTGGATTCTTTTCTGTTACTGCCATTTTGATGTTAGAACCTGTAGCACGATTGTACTTTCTAACACCTGCACGAGTAAGACCACCTTTTCTACTTCGGTGTTTTCCTATTTTAAGAGATACGTTTTTGCTCATGACTTCTTCTTTATTTTGAGTCTACTACGATACCCTTTGATGTATCGTGACAGTTTTTTACGTGCACTTTTTGGTTGTGGTACATTCTTACCTGTACCTCCTCCTTTTCGTTTAGCCGCTGTAGTTCGTGCATACTCTGAAGAAGACATATTCTTTATGACTTTCTCTGGAAGATATCTTTCACCTGTTTGCTTGCTAGGCTTACCAGACTTTGTTCTCCATTTTTGTTTTGACCACTGAGAAAGTTTATTAGACTTCTTCTTGCCACCAGAGTATCCACCTCCTCTTTGTTTGTAGATTTTGACTGCAAGTTGCATTGCTCTTGCTGAGTGTTTTCCACCCATACGCCTTTTAGCTTCTGCTTTAGCCGCTTCCCATAACTTGGGTTTTGTCTTGGTTGCGGTACTCACATTCCTCCTCGTATTTCTATTAATTTTTTGTCTTTACAGACACAAGGATCTTGGTTACATTCTTCGCATATATTGTCAACCATATTACGTTCTCTCATGCCCATCGCTCGTTGGTAACTAATTCTTTGTTCACGTTGTTTAAGAGATTCTTGTTTCATCCGTAGGAAATGGTATAGAGTCAATCAAACTTTTAAGTGGAGTATTATCGACAGGTAACGCTTCAATATTATTATCTTTAAGAAACTTAACAGCAACTGCGAGATCCGCAGGTTTAGCTTCACCACTTTGTATACGATCAAGAAGTTCTTGAGCTACAGCAGTGTGTAATGTAGACAGTGTTTCGTGCGGAGATGTCATGTTATTTTTTAATAGAGTTAATAATTTTACTAGCGTGTTTAGCTCTACCTCTTCTTCTTAACTTAGTAAACTTTTTGTTTTGAGCCTTACCAACTTTTTTATTTCCTTCTAACATTTGAGGAACAGTATGATAGGCTTCATAAAGTTCTCCTATAGGACCAAGACCTTTTTTTAAGATCTTTAAGCCTACAGAACGTACCTTTGATGTTGTACTAGGTTTCTCCAAAGCCATAGACTTTTTCATACCCTTAACAGGAATCTTAACAGACTTTCTTGCATTAGCAATAAGCTGTTTACCTTTATTCACTGAACCTAGTATTTTACGGGCCGACTGTGCTAACTCTTTTTTAGAACCCTTGAGTTGTTTTTTAGTCTTGACACTTTGAGCAATACGTTTAGCACTTATGTTAATAGGAATACTTAGGTCAGCCATAGACGGTGCTTGGTTTCCCATAGCATCTATTCGTTTTTGAATACCTTTTGGTGATCCTATAGAATCCTTTTTACCCATAGAGGTAAATAAACGTATTTTCTTTTTAGCCATGTAGACCTTCTTGATATACAGTCTTTCCGTTATTCTTTACAGCAGTCATTGCTTTTTTCCTGTTGCTACCATCACGATTATACGATACATGGACCCAACCACTGGTAGGTTCACCAGCAGTATAGAACTCAAGAATCAATTGATCAAAGTCCAAGTTGTTATTAATCCATTTGGCTAACTCAAAGTTATCTACAGCAGGACATTCGATATCTGCGGCCATACCTAGAACGTGCTGTGAGTTATCGCTACTTCCTATCTTTCGGTTTAACTCAAGTACACGTAGCCCAGAATTAATATCGACTCTACCATGTTCATTACGGATGGGTTGTAGTACACAGTTTGTTAAGACAACAAGGTTAATCATCTGCTCTTTGTCAGGATTGTTGTCAATCCCGTGTCGCATTGCAGTTTGACTTTTAGTCAACTCTTTGAGACTAAAGTTTTTACTTAATTTCATCCGAGAAATTCTTTCACTGACTTAAATGAGTTTTCAGGCATTTCATCTACTACAGCATCTATCATTTTTATTTGATCTTCACTAAGGTTATCTTCCATAACTTTAGCTACGTGCTCTTTAGCTAATGATTGTGCTTGATCTACAACTAACGATTGGATTACATTAAGGAGTAACGCTGGAATCATCTTCTTCTTTCGGTTTAGTGGGTTCTGGGTTATGTTCTGGCTCGTCATGTGCTGTTTCAAACCAATGCTTTCCTAACATACCAATGATCGGCAGGAAAGCACCAAAAGCCAGGTTAATAAGGTCTTTACTCGATTGAGCTAGTTCATCAGGTTTGTTCACCATAGTAAACACAAGCCAACCAAAAAGACCAAAAGCAAGTAGACTAATGAGAAATCTTGCCCAAAATCTAAGTTTCATAAGTTGTATATGTGGGTCATCCTTTGGTTTCCCACCATTCTTTATAGTTGTTTTTTCTGTTACTGTTTCCATTACTTCTTTGTAAGTTCTTTAATTGCTTGTGTATTGGCCTCCAATGCCAGCTTGATCTGAAGAATAGCATCCGAGGATCTCTCGATCATATCCAAGAGTCTACTATCGTGTTCTTCGTCTTTCTTCCAGAACTCTTCTCGTTCCTTTTTCGCTAGTTCACTCTGATACCTAATGAACCAAAATGCGGCTATGATAACACAGGCTGGTA